TTACAATAAACTGATCATATTTTTTGATGTCATGTAATTTTCCATCAAAAACTCTTGTTGCTTCTGCAAATCAGCATAGTAAGCGTCATAGTTGTATAAAATGTTCTTGATGTGATTCACCAAATCCTGTTTGTGTGACTGGTATGCATCCCAATTTTCAGTCCATGCTGTTGGATACAGGTATGAATCCAGATACATTTCATTATAAGAAAGTCTGGTTGGCATCAGCGGAACAGTTCGGTTAAACACAGCTTCTACCATGCTGATACCAAAGTTTTCGTGTTTGTTTGCTGAGAAAGAAATCTTGGCTTTGCGAATCAGTTCATAATATTCTGATTTAGACAAGTTGAGTTTTTGCGAAAAAACAAAATCATAATCAGGAAACTCTGCGGCCAGGTCTTCAAAAATTTCTGGTTGTTTGTCTGGGGAAATTCTGTGTCCAAACAGGATAATATTTTCCTTGTGTTCCAGTGGAATACTATCTGAATTATTAATGATGTTCAGATGTGGTTGCCCTGAATGATATGCTTTATCGCCTGACACTCCCAGAGTCTTGCAGAATAGGTCTCGATGATACTTGCTGCCAAACCAATTGTAATCCAGTGCGTGATAAACGGAACGTTCAAAGGTGTGTGACCATTGCTTGTCCTGAATAGTAAAACCTAAAATATCAGTTTCATCATAGGATCCTGCATGCCAAATTCCGTGAATGGTTACTGGAATACCCAAGAGTTCACTCATGTATCTGACCTGAATAATTCCGGTGTTCCAGGAATCAGTGAACAGAAACACATCGTTGGCTTTAATTTCACCACGACTAAACATCTGTGCGATGGTGTTAATCTGATTGTTTTTCCAGACATTTGTGATTGCAAAATCTAAAAATGCACCAGTTGTAGTACCAGTTTGTACACCACCATCGATGGTAATCACTTCCAGATCTGGTCTGTGTTTTTTAATTTCTTCTGGAATTGCAGTATACCATTGTGCAGTGTATCGTTGCTCAATAGGTTCCAATGCCACATGATAAATCTTCATTGTCTTTCAATGTCCTCTTCAATACAATCTTCACCATACTGAATTTCCACAATACGGCACGGAACATCATATGGGTTGGTTAATTGATGCCATTCTCCAATGGGAACATGGTATTCTTGATGCACAGATAACTGTTTGGCTGGCATACTATACCCATTTGCCAGCGCACTGTTAACAATACACTGACCTTCACTCACAATCCAGTATTCAGCACGCTGGAAATGACGTTGGAATGACAGTGATTTTCCTGGCTCCACAGTTAATTCTTTAACTTTCATTCCTGGAACTTCGTGAAGTACACGATAATAACCCCACTGTCGCTCTGTTGTCGGGGCTTTCCAGTCTTGTAGTATCCAACTGCTTGAATTAGCCTTGTCTTCTCCGCCTACACCGAATACAAATTCTACTTCTTCAAATACCATTTCTGGAATATTGTCTTTGGTACGATCACCACCGTTGGCAAAAACAACACTGTCAAACGGATACCAACTATCTGGGTTATCACGCACCTTGAGTGCGTGTTCGATAGCAGCGCACGCAGAACCGTCAGAGTCATCAAATGCAACAACTTCGTCAACGCAGCCAAGTGCACCTACAATAGCAGCACGCTCTTTCCAGGGCATAAACGACCGTCCTTTTTTACGAACAAGCCAATCGTCAGAGTTTACGCCCACAATTAAATAAGCACCTAAGTCTTTTGCTGCTTCTAGGTAGCGGATGTGTCCGCTGTGGATGGGATCAAACCCTCCGGTGGCAACCACAATCTTCATATAGATAGATCTCCTTTAGAATTATTTTTATATTATAACTACTCTGCAATTTTTGTCAACAGAATTAGCGGATTTTAGATCCGCTGCTTTGTGTACCGCAATCAGGGCACACAAATGTAATTGTTTCTGGTTGTGGATTAAATGGTTTGGTTTTTACAGAAAGTACATGAACTTCGGAAAAATACTTATACTCTGCACATCTAGCGCAGTAAACCATGGGCTCTGTATAAGCATGTCGGTTCATGTTACATGATATTTATTGGCATTTGAAATACTTCAACTATAAATTATACAATTTAAATCCAATGTAAATCATTCCAGAAAATACCGTTATCGGAATCAACCAATCAACAATTTCTAAAACTTTATTGTACATGTTAATATCCATCTACATTAAAATCTACGTCTTCAAAACGAGAGATTGAAAAGTAGTCCGCAAAGGAATCGTATTGATCCCAGTCTTCCTGCATCTTAGATTCGACTTCACTGTAGTAACGTGCTGCGTCGTTTGAGTCCACTTCGCCGTCAAAATCAAAATCAAAGTCGTTCATGTGTGACTCCTGGTTGGTTGTTAAACAATGTGCATAGTATAGGAAAATTGCAGTTGTGTGTCAACCAATTTTCCATAGAAATTTTTTATGGGTCGCAAGATTTTTCTAATTCACGAGTTTCGAACTCTAAATAACGTGCTTCTTGAATAATATCATCTAATTCATAGCATTTATCAACTTTATTAGACTTTGATAATTCAATAATTTTTTTGGCTAAACAACGAGCTTTTTTAATAATCAACTCATTTTCGTGAAGCATATGTGGTTATCCTTGTATAATTTTAAACTTTTTAACTCTGGTTTCAAATTTTGCCGGTTCTAAAGATTCGGGGCAAAGTGAACACTGGTCTATAGGAGTTGCATTTCTTAAGTTATTAAAAAAATTGTCGAGTCTATCTGGTGACCAAGTTGTTTCGGCCGGTTCATACGAATTAATTAAAACTTTTTGATGGGTTGTGCCGACCATTGGGAATTGGTTAATAAATTCAGGCAATACAGCGGTCGGTCCACATTTGTATAGTTTTCCGTTTAAAAAGTGGTGGCATTTTGTAAAGTAACAAACAGACATGGCTTTGTTTTTGTCACTATTGTGCAATTTTGCAATTTGTGTTTTTGGGTCATATTTTATTGTACAATTATTAAATGAATTTGCAATGGATAATTCAACTGTGACGTTGTTGGTATCTGTGTATCTGGTTAAATATATTTCATTATCCCATATTTCTTTGCTAACATGATGCATATCCTTGCATTCTTTCTGTATATGCACCGGTAAATTTACAAAGTCCTGTGGTGTTTTGCAATCAGGCCAACTATCATCCTTGATGTTATTATATGCGTTTTTCCATAGCTGATCGGATGCTGTCGAGGTAATTATATCTTTTTTTATCGGATGAGCTAAAAAATTTTCAATATCTTTTTCTATTTGTGATCGATCTAGGCTGTGCCAATTAATTTCGATCAGGACCCTTCTATTTTCGTTTTTAAGTATAGGATAAATTTCATTCAGTTTTTTAAAATTTGTTCCATTTGTGATAATTCTAATATTTGACTTTGGCCAAAGATCCTTTAATCCAATAATCCAATTGTTAAAGTCTGGATTAGAAGTAGGTTCTCCGCCCAATACACCAATTTCATCAAAGGAAACGATCTTTGACCATTTTTTGTATTCATCTTTGCTGTCGTTCCAGTAATAATGGCCAGAGAATGCAAAATTGTTAAACCGATTACAATTAATACAACTAATATTACACACGTTAGTAATGTAGAATTCAGTGTATTTTAAGTGTTGCATAATTTATTTTAATTGTTGAATATAACGATCTAAATACCAGCGTGCTTTTTCTAGTTCTTGAACTGTAGCATCTTTTTTACCTGCTCGCAATACATATTTTACTACATTGCCTAAGTGAAACCCTAAATTAAAATCTTCAATAATATCAATCACTTCAAACTTTCCACCCTGATAATGGTCAGGATGATCAACCATTTCTTTTTTGTTACTCATAAAGATTATTTTATATGTTTTTTAATTGTTTGTCAACGTGTTTCGGTGATTTCAAGAATTAAATCAGTATATCCACGTAAAAGTCTGTGATATGTTTCTCGAGGAACAAGAACGATTTCTCCTTCTTGTAGATCTTGTGGAAGTTCGTTATCAAACTGAAACTGCCATCCATTTCCTCGAACAACTTTGATTTTTCGATTGTGGTCGTCTTTGTGCCAAATTAGATCACCAATCGGAACATCGGCACGGAAACGCCTTGTAATAATGTTTCCATACCGTTCCTCGGTGTAGGGTTTACCAATATCCCGATCCGCCACCAGAAAGTCCTAAACTTTTATTTCGGTTTCCAGTACAAGTTTTTGATCAGTTTCACTTAGCGAAATTTTACCTTCTGCATACAAGCGACGTGCTTCTCTAAAAATTTTATAGTAACTATTACTGCCTACACGATATACTTCGCCTAGTGGAGTATTGGTTTCTGCACTGTGCTCAATGCCTTCAAATAAATTTACATAATCTGAGAATTTCATATCAGTATTTATGTGAGTAAATTATATAACAGCCCCGCAGCACCGACAGTTGTGATTACTACATTAGTAACAATCAGAGCAGGTTCGCGCCATGCAATACTCACATATATCCATAAGATACCACTGATGATATACAGTATTGGACCCAGAGGGTAATATCCCAGGCTGTTTACAGCCGTGGCTGCAATCAGTGTTACAGTAGCGGCCCATTTACCATACCAAATTTTATTGTACGTCGCAAATTTTTTCATGTTTGTGTGTCCACAATGTGCTTAATTCTTGTAATCTGGCCTGATTATGTTCAACAGCCATCTCACATCTGTGTTGATTATACGCAGTTTTATCTAGCGAGTCAAGCAGGGTATCCAGTCTGGACTCCTGGTCCACAATAGCGTCATAATCGTGATCTATCAGATCATCCAGAACATCAAATCCTAAATCTCTGAGTAACTTCACTGACCCTGGGCTGCAAAATAACAACCATGGTCTGGGTGTTTGTAATGCTCTGAATATTTTTTCAGAAAATGCAACGGTGCTGTCTGATACATAGCTTTCAACAACCAGAGTAACTTCACTAGCAAGAGCTGCTGAATCAGGATCATGATCAATTATGAATGGCACACGCTCTTTTAATTCATTAAACGTTTTATTGTACTGTGTCCAACCTGTTTCGTGATATACTTGTTTGAAGAATTGTTTCCGCTGAGTAATATCTGGGTCTCGTGTGTGGTACAAGCAATTAAAGCTGACAATGTTGTCGCTAATTAAATTGCGTTCGTGCAATTTAAACAGCAACATCATTCTTTCACCACTGAGTCGATTCATTAAACAATTTAATCTGTGGTTGGGTGCGACGTTTTTCAGTGGTTCACACAGATAGATATGCCAGAATTCTGGAAAAACATACTCAGCAGTGCGACCGTCTAAAAAATAATTGTCGGTAATAATAGTTTTATCGGTATCTGTTTGCAAACAGTCTACTAGTTGTATGTGTGCATCTGGTCTACACATTTGTAATTGTTGAAGAATTGAATCTTCTTTTTGCTGACAGCCTGCTTGCCATATTCTATCGTGATGTGTGGAAACGTGCATTAGAGTATTTAAACCAGATACATACTAGTATGAGCAAATATTGTTTATTATATCATCCCGGAATTCCAGTTCACTATGTGAATCCGGTGTTACCGTTAACTCAACTATTAGATGACGTTAACATGGTATTAACTAAAGCCAGAAATGATCATAATCCAGCAGAGCAAAACAACCTGGCACGCATGGTCAGAATAAACTGGATGGTTGAAGATTTAAAATACAATAAAATTGTAAAACCAATTGTGCTCAATCTTAGATATTTCACACTAACCACCATTACTGGCGACACTAGATTGCAAGCGATCTCGTTGAGCCCTCACATCAAAACCGTTAGTGCATTATTAACCGTAAAAGAAGAATATGTAGATCAGTTTAGTGATTGGGAATTGATATCAGACGTAGAAGATCTGTGCTGGCGCATGGGCGGGTTACCTCCAGAAAAAATTCTACTATCTGAAGGAGTTGATAACTGGTATGACCAAGAGCTGGATTGGATTGAATTTGATTTACAAGAAACCAGTAATCACATGCACGATGAGGATCAGAGATTGCGTATGATTTATAACTATTTAGATCAACAAACAGAGGATTTTCAGTTCACAAAAGAATGGTTACAAACACCTATTGAGTGGAACCAGTACGATTTTTAATTTGCTTATCTAGTTCTTCGAGCTGCTCGACTGGTGTTTTTTCCTTATTTTTGTTTCCAAAAATACGTTCCCAGTTATCTTCGTACGCCTTGCGATCTGCACCCTTGCGTGGCGCTGATCCTTTGCCACCATGCCATGCACTCATGGATAACTCCTTAACCAATAAGCAAGTAATAAACCTGCAATAACCGAAAGATAAATTTCTAGTGTCATAATGGTTCTGTGAATTCAGAAGTGTCGTTGTCTAAATCGTAGCGTCCTTGAATAAACCATTCTCTGGGTACTGCCCATTCTGGAGCATCCGAATAATCATAGTTGGCTACTTCGTTGTTTTCGTTTGGATCTTGTTGTTCCACAACGTATTTATAAAGTTATATTGCTACCGATAACAAAGGAGGAATACCGTTAAATGCTACACTTGAATATGTTGTAGTGTAAGCGCCTGTGTTTAAGATAACAAACTTATCACCCGGAGCAAGATTGTCTGGTAATAATACTTGCGTCTTTTCGTACATTACATCAGCACTATCACATGTTGGCCCTGCTAATACACAATAGTCTGTGTCTTCTAGCTCGCGCCCGGGGATCCAAAAGCGATACTTGATGCTTTCGTTTTCTGTTTCTGCTAGACCGTGGAAGCGACCCACGTCCAAATATACCCAACGAACAGTGTCGCCAGGGGTCTTGTGCGATGTAAGCAGCACTGTGCTGACAAGCATACCGGCATTGCCGACCATACCGCGTCCTGGTTCTGCCATAATGTAATCGATGTCGCCAAAGCGTTCTTGAATGGCGTTCATGATAGTTAGGCAATATGGTTCGGGATCGGTGATATCTGCGCCGTAGTATGTAGGGAAGCCACCGCCGATGTTTAATAATGTTAAATTGTGACCCTCGTCCTTTGCGTGATGCCAAGCAGCAGAAACAACGTCAAGCACATCGTACCACATATGCGGATGACGTGTTTGTGAACCTACGTGAAAACTTAGTCCTACTGGATTAAGTCCTAGACCTTTTGCTAGATCCATAAGTGGAACAACATAACTGCCTGAACACCCAAACTTGCGTGACAGCGGCCATTCTGCTTCTGTACTTTGTACTAGGATGCGAATGTATACGTCGCTGCCCGGTGCATGTTCTGCAATCTTTTTAATTTCAAGTTCAGAATCTGCGCTGTATAAACGAATACCTTGCTTGTATGCCCACGCAATGTCTTTACACTTTTTAATAGTGTTGCCAAAACTAATATCTTCTGCTGTAGCACCAGCAGCAAAGCACAATTCAATTTCGCCGCGACTAGCAGCGTCAAACCGGCTGCCAAGTTTTGCTAGACGTTCAAGTATTTCTGGTTGAGGATTTGCTTTTACAGCGTAATGGATATGGGCTTTACCTAGCCCTGCCTTGAGTCGACTGTAGTTTTCTTCTACAATGTCAACATCAATAACAACAGTAGGACGATCAAAATCGTTAGATAGAATATACTGATTGAGCTTACTCATTGTGTTGTCGCCCTACGACAAAAATTAATTGGTGCCCAGGGGGAGACTCGAACTCCCACTCTTGCGAACTGGTACCTAAAACCAGCGTGTCTACCAATTCCACCACCCGGGCAAATTTGGAGCCTCCAGTCGGAATCGAACCAACGACCTACTGATTACAAGTCAGTTGCTCTACCTGCTGAGCTATAGAGGCATAATAGTGCGTAGAATTAACTACACACTTTATTACGAATTTATTTAGCAATACCTAAATAATTCATAACATTTTCTGGTGAACTTTCACCATAAGGATCTGGGTTGTCTGCGGTAGCATCTGGTTCAACAAATGCCTTTTCAACAAC